CTACATTATTTGTATCTGGCTCTACTTCTTCTTTTTTGCAGCTTATCATACCTAGTACGATTAAAGCTAATAATATATTTCTTTTCATAATCTTTTTAATTTTTAACATAATATAAAACAGCATTGTTCGTACCTCACAACGACCGCTCAAGCTCTGTTTATATGGGTGTTATTCAAACTTATCAATAGTCTTTTTAATTTCCTCTATATCAAAATCAATACTACATTCCAATACACTACCCTCTAAAACTCTCTTAGATTCTTTCATAGATTCTAATTCAAGTTTTAGAAGTTTATGTATCTGGACTTTCTCGCTGTATGTTAATTCTTTCATTGTTCCCATTGTTTACACAATAGTACAATTAAATTTAATTAATAACAAACTATTTAAATAATATATCTTTTAACTGTGGTTTTTCATACGTATCAGGCTTTAGTACTTTACCAATATCACTCATTAACATCTTACCTCCTGTTAGTTTTGTTCTATTGCTTCTATGTACTTCGTCTAGTCCTTCCTCTTGTATGTCTTGGAAACCATGTTGAGCCTTAATACCATCTAAGATATATTGCATATCTAATACAGCATCGAATACTTCTATTAGTCTATCTTCTTTTGTTATCTCGTTCTCTTCTTTTTGGTATGCGTGAAGGTATTCCCATAGTTCCTCTTGCATTAGTTTAAACATTCTTACGGCTGCATCTCTATGGATAAGAGTAGGAGAGTTGTTTATCTCTACCGGTGCGTGTTCGTTTGTTTTTAGTTGAGCCTCTCTTACTGGCTTGTTCCATTCGTCTGCGATAATCTTACTGTAGTTTTTCATGTTTCTCTATTTGTTCTGTGAATTGTTTTTTAAGGTCTAATGTAATATCATATTTAAAGTTTTCCATTGATAAGAATGTAGGGTCATCTGTTGGAATAGCTTTATCTAAGTGAGTCAATAACATCCTAGCCTGAGCTAAGAAGTTATTGAATATTTGCTTTTGTTTTCTTTTTAATTCCTTATTTAGATTCTCTGATTTTTCGCATAGAGCTTTTAAGTCTGTTGCGTAATCCATAATATAGAATGCTTTTTCTAGTTCTGTCATAGTTTTATTGTTTGTATAAGTGAGTAGTTATCGTTATCTAAATGTACAATATAACAATCTTTTATATTATATTCAGTACACATTTTTTTATAGCAATCTAATTGTATTGAGTAGTGATTAAAATTACAATCTTCTAACCATGAATATTTACCTGTCATATTCTGCCATTTGTTATTCATTGTTATCTCTTTATTAGTTTTCCAGTCTAATATAAAGTACTCCTCTTTATCGTTCTTTGCTATGCAATCTATCTGACCAGCGTATTTATCATTGTAAACTATCATTTCAGTTTCAACAGGAGTTAACCTTTTAGATTCAAATAACTCATCAATAACTTTCATTGCAACCCTACACTTTGGATGTGAGTTTAATTGTATATGATTCCCTATTATGTAATCCTCAAATATAGAATGTATGAAAGTTCCAATCTCACAAGATTCAACACCTTTTTCTTTCCACTCTTTTAATACATCTTCTTTTAATAACCCATGTTTTTTAGCGTAATTACCAGCTATTAAATCAGAATCAAATGGAGTCTTAAACTTAGATATGTATTGAGTTATACTTGTTAACTTAATACTATCATCTAAGTAATAGGAGTGGGTATCCTCATAGAATACCACACGCCCATCTTTACTTGTTTTACTATTACTCATCTACATCCCACGCTTTAGAAAATTCCTTATCCTTAAACATTTCAGTCAATCCTGACATTTGAGCTAATCTCAATACCTCATCTGAATCCATCCCTAACTCTTTTGATATTTTAGAAGGAGACCAATTACGCTTCTTTAAATCAACAACAATATCACTCATACTGTCAACTCTATGTTTACCTCTTGCTCTATTATGCCTAATAGTAGATGCAACACGGTCATTCATTCCTTTTTGACTATCCCTAATAGTTACCACAGGTAAATAACCATGAACCCTATTTTGAATATCATCACATTCTTTTCCTACTCTATTCCTATGAAATCCATCAATAACCTCTCTAGTTTCTTTACCTTCATCCATCATTGAAACAATAGGTTGAGTATATCCATCATTTGCAATACTAAGCCTTAGTAATTCCATCTCAGGAGGAGCTACACTATTTGGGTTATAATCATTAGCATGAACAGAATCGTTCTTTACCCATACCACACAATCAACTGGCTCTGTACTAAAAGGACTTGCATCATGTAACATTACCTTTATTTGGTTTATAGTATCAACTTTATCATCTAAGTCCATTTTAGATAAATCATTATCAATAAACTCTTTTACTCTCTCTAATAAATATTTTTTAGTTGTTTCCATCTTTCAAAAATTTTTGTTGTTTACGTTTTTCTTTTTTCATGTCTAAATACTTTTGGTAAGCTGCTGTTTTATGTTGAGTAAACCCCAAGCCCTTACACCAAAAATCATTTCTTAATAATGACTTGCAGACCCTTCTCCATGAAGGGACAAGTTTTTTACTTTCTAATAAATATGGAGCTTCATCAGGCATCCCACACTCATATCCTCTAGATTTCCACCATTCAACAAATGTAAATATCTTATTTAAATAATGCTCCTTTGTAACTTCAGGAATACTGTTTAAAAATAACATGGAGAAACTTTCCCAAGTATGATTGTCTGGTTTTGTTATCTTGTTATATCCCGTGATAGAACCACTCTCGTTTATATACAAAGCTCCTGAGTTTGCTCCATTTACTCTTGCAACAACCTTAGCCCAAGTTTCAGGCTCAATCAAATGGAATAACCATAACCCCCTCCTTTGGTCATCTCCATAAGGTTGACATATCCGCTGTTGGTGTATTGATAAACCAGCTTTATTCATTAGCTCATAAAGTTCATTTTTCCTTTTATTAGGGAATTTAGCGTGGTAAACCCAAATATCTTCTGTCCTCCAATCGTATATTGGATACACATTGTAAACATTATCAGTTACTAATGTAGTGTATTGCTTACCGTCTAAAACTGTTTTTGTCTTGCTTGATATTGTTCTATATCTATTTAAACTTTCATCTGTTCTAATACCAACTAAACAAGCAGTCAACTTACCTTGAGAGTACCACTCACCAAATTCAGGAACAAACTCTTCAAACTCCATCCCTTTAGTGAAAAAAGGGAAATAGTTTATATCATTAATCCCTTCCTCTGGCAATTCTCTAATCCAATCTTTTTTTCTATCCTCATCCCAGCATAACCAAAATGGCTCATAAACAGATACGGCATTACGAAGATGTAAAGGCAAGCATACCCAGTACAAATCTATATTATCTTTGTACTCCTTTATTGTTTCTTTAATATGGTCTATAGTTAATTGATATTGACCCTCTAAATCAACAATTAAAAGCCCTACCTTAACCCCTCTCTTTCTAGCCTCCTCAATTACTAGATGTAACATTACCGTTGAATCCTTCCCAGCACTAAATGAAACGTAAACCTTCTCAAAGTTATCAAAAGTATATTCTACTCTTTCTTGTGCTGCTTCTAATACATTTTTTTCTAAATAATATTTAGGCATAGTTGTATGTTTTTATTCCTTTCAATCCAAATATTTAAAACCTCTTTTGCTATTTCATTTGCTTTGTCTTGATGTTCTTTTTCAACCTTACTCCAAGACTCCATTGTTACCGTTGAAGGTATACCAAAGTATAAACAACAAGCAGCCTGACCTATGTAAGCAATCTTATTCATGCTTTCATTGCTTAGATTGTGCTCACATGAATAAGACCACTCATCAATAGCCATCATCATATAATCTCTAGTTAACTCTGGGTTAGAAAACAATTCAATAGCTTTATTTATTTTATCTTTCTTTTCTTCACCTGAGCAATTATCATAAAAACCAGCACGAAAATCTTCCCACAAAGTGTAATGGTGATAAATCCTTTTCATAATTATTTAATTAGTCCGTAAATTTTCATTTGTTCTCTAGTCATTTCTATGACTGTTGGTTTTTCAATCTTTCTTTTTTTCTCGTTCATACTCTCTCTAGTTCTGTTATCTCTACAATCTCATCACATGATACCATAGCACCACCTTTGTAATAGTTACCTTCATCATCATAACCTTCTACTCCTTCTTCCCAATCGTAGCAGTCTACTTGGTCGTATATCTCACCATTAGTATCTAGTGTTATGTAAGTCTTATATTCTTCGCTGTAGTAGTTCATATCGTTCGTTTGTTTCTGTAATTATACAACCCTTTTAAATAACGAACAACTATTTTAATAAATTATAAAAAGTTTTTTATTAACCCTTCATACATCTCAAAGCTATCACACCAGAAAGCACCAACGCCAAACTCTATAACCTCCTTTATTCTAAAGTTTTGTAACTCGCTAGGCTTCTTACCTTTACTCTTAACCTCGACCATAATAGTATTTCCATCTTTAAAAGCTATTATATCTGGTAGTCCGTTTTTATTCAGCTTTATAGTTTTGATTGTATAGAATCCGTTTTGCTCTAAGTGTTTTATTATCTTAGGCTGTAGTTTTTTTTCTGATGTTATAGTCATTTTTAAAATAGGTTAATGTATAATCTTCTTTTCCTTTTACTGCTTTGTATATCTTATCTTCAATCCCTCCTTTTGAGAATATCCAATAAACATTATTATCTTTTGTCCTACTCATACTGCTCAGTCTATCCCTAGCTTGTAGGTAACTTGTAGCACTAAAGTCTATATTCATAAATATTAAACTATCAGCACTAGATAAATTAATTCCTTCACGACCACTTAAAATTTGTGATACGAAAGTAGTTCCTGTTTTAAACTCGTCAACATCATAAACTAGATTATCGAATACATTTTGCAACATTTGTAATTCAGCTTTGAACTTATAGAATATAGCTATCTTTTGACCTTTGAACTTTTCTTTTATGTACCTAGCTTTTGACTCATCTAAGACCATAGTGTTACCGCTCTCGAACTTTATAGTGCCACTGCAAATCTGGTGTATCTTCTGCTGTAGTTTTACAGGTGTATCTGCTAGTATAGTTTCTCCCTTTCCTGTTATTACTAAATCATTTAAAAGCCTTTTCTTTATAGCTTCTGTTTTATCATCCATGTTAACATAAAGGATGTTTTCATTTATTGTATTAACAAACCCAGCTTCTTTTTGAGTATACGATATAAAAAGGTGTTTAGTAAACTCATCTATTTTATCCTTTCTCCCTTTTGAATAATCAGAAATATCATAACCGTTAATCTTCATCTTACCAATATCTACAAACTCATGCGACCACTTGTAAAAGGACTTCCATTTCTTAAAAGGTGAGTAAGTAGATACGTCTAATTGATGATAAATTTGTGAGTAACTTTCTGGTGTAGGTGTTCCACTCAAATATATTACAGGCTTTAGATGTGCTAACTTTTTTAACGTAACTAATACCTTTGGTTGCTTTGGGTATGCTCCTAACCTATGAGCTTCATCTAATATAATACAATCAAAACTATCCTTTATCTTATGGACTGACTCGTAGTTTATAATAGTTAGATTGTACTTATAACCTATCTTATTATAATCAGATTGAATTGAGCTAATAGCTTTTTTCTTAGTAACGAATAAAACATTTTCGTAATCATTAGCAATAGATAAAGCCGTAAGTGTTTTACCTGTTCTTACTTCCATTGATAGGTATACTATACTATGCTCATTTAAAACATCAGTTCCTTTACTGACTATTCTATTTTGATAATCTCTTAATTTAAACATCTTTTTTTACTTCTTTAATTAATTCTTTGAGGGTTAACCCTTCATATAGAGTAATTCCACTTTGTAGTCTCAAAGAAAAATACCCTTCAAAACCATCAATTAATACCTTTACCTCTACCATCTCATTTGGGTAAGCCTTATTGCATAATTTTATTAACTTATTCATAGTGATTTTATTTTGTTAAGTTTCCTTGTAACTGATTCAACTCTATTCTCTGAGAGATATACCTCGTGTTGTTTTCTTTCAATTTCTTCTTTAAGTTTAACAGCTCTGACTCCAATTCTGGAGTTAGCTTCATCATCCGCTTTTCTATTAAGAAGCTCTTCCTTTCTTTGTAACTCAAATCGAAGTCCGTTAAGTATTTCTTTTGATTTAACTCTATATTCTTCAATCTGTTTACTTCCAAAGTAACGAATTGACTCAAATTCCTTATAACTTCCATCTTTTATAATTGCTTCAAATGTTAAAACATTCCTTTCTTTTAATTCATTCTCTTTTTCTTCACTAACTGAGTTAGTATTAACTACTTCTATAATACAAATTATATCACCTTGCTCATCATAAAAAGTAACATCTGGTATTCGTTTAGAATTTTTTATTGTTGCTATTTCATACTCTGCATAATATGCTTTTATTACACAATCATTATAAACAAACTGCTTAGTGCTTACTAACCACATTTTAGCATCTCTATGCTCATCAGTTTCACCAGCACTACTTCCAGACTTAAAAGAAAAGTGATGAACTCTCTCATCTCCTTTTTTCAAAATGAATTTATTTGTAAGGTTATAATCATAATAATAAGACTCACTCTTATTAGTGTTCTCTATAGACACACATTCTCTCTTAGAGTTGTACGCCATTTTATGCTTAACTCCCATTAAAAAGGAACTTTACTAATTGATACATAAGCCATATTATCTTTCTTTTTTCGCTCTAATACTAGACCGTTTAAATCACAGTACGCAGCTAAGAATTTATTAAATTTCTGTGTAGATAGTTTAGAATAATCTGAGTAATCTCTTATGAAAGCATCCTTTAAAGATGATTTATACCACTCTCTACCATCCCAATCTTGACAGTCCATCCAATCTATAAAGTCACTACCAGCTAAGTTTCTTAACTTTCTTAATTCTAGGTTTACAGTTTCATATTCTACTAAACCATTCTTTAAATAGTATTGGATACATCTGAGCATATAATTATCAAACTTAGCCCACTCATCATTACTCCACTCGCTAAAAAGCAAATGACCAAACTCATCCTCTGGAGTGTTTTTATCGTTAAAATATGCAGCCATCTCAACCTCAAAAACTCTTCTTTTATGTGAGCTACCTTCACCTTGCACCGTGTAGTTAGTTGTAATACTTATCTTAGGACTATCAGAGAACGGTATAGTAATGGCATCCTTTCCTTTTTTCTCTATTGTTAGACCTTCTGTAATCAAGCTAAACAGGTTCTCAAACTTAAAATTCTTATCTATATCATCAAAAAGTAATACTTGTGTATCCGTATTTACTGTTTGGTAAGCAAATTGTGTAGTAGGGTCAAATCCTTTACCATTTATAGTGCTTAACTTCTTTATGTGGCTAAGCGCCTTATGAATCAATCCTTTACCGCTACCTCCATTAGGAACATCACTTATCATCTCATCATTGAATATAATAACCTTTGGCTTACCTTCGTTCTGGTATGAATGCAATAGATAACCTAGTACAGATTTGAAAGTATAATATCTATCTTCGTCTTGACCACTTACTTTCCATATAAACTGTTGAAACTCACCTTCTGATTTATCATTAAGCTCTAAATCTCTTTTTATTACTTGGTCTTGCCATACTAAACCCTTTAAAGAATCATAAGGGATTAAGTTAAAACTATCCTCAGTTACCTCAACAGCTGTATTGTTATAATAAATGTATGATTTTTTTCTAGTGTCTTTTTGTATCTCTGGGTTTGACGTTTGTATCATATTCATAAAGCTCTGATTAAATGTGTTTTGGTTATTAGCACATAATTTATAAGCCTCAATCTCTCCCCTGTTTTCCAAGTCCTCTAATACAAAATCTTTTATCCTATTATCATTAAACTCCTTAATAAAATTCCCATCTTTTTTTATAAATAAGTATCCACTATTTTCATCTGGGTAATACTTAGATATATTATGGTGTTGCAAATATCCTTTATATTTATAAGCATCTAGTTTTATTACCTCGTTATCTGTGAAGTACCAAAATACATCATCCTTCTGATTGCTCTTATGCTTGTCTATTTCTTTATCTAATAGCTTTTGGTCAACTCCTTCTATCTCATTAGATATTGATGAAGCACTTTTACCAGCTACTACAAAATTCCTTATCTTTTGAACTTTGTTGCTATCCTCAAATGATTGAGTATTATGTAAAGAAGTATTTTTATAAGCTGATTTTATAAGCTGTGTTATCTCATTCTCTCCAAAGTCTGGCTCTGCATATCTAAATAAATAATTCTCACAAGTCATTTGGTCAACTCCAAATACATTCATTTGCATAGCATAAGCATGAAGTGTAGTATTCCTATTCGTTCCTGTATACCTTTTTTTATTCCATTTCTCTAGACGTTCTGCTATTTCGTTTTGGTCTGTAATTGGAATATTTGTAGGCTCTGATATTGGTCGCTCTGGCTTGACAAATTTATCTGTAAATAAAACACTATCAGAGTTTAGATATAAGTTAGGGTCATAAGATAAAAAGCACAATCTACTAATATCTGAATTAGCTGGGTCAACCTCTCCATACTTAGAGTAATGTTTAGATAGCTCTGAATAATATTCCTTGTATTGAGTATCATTATCAACAGGAGGTATTTTAACTAATACTTTCAATCCATCACCAGAAGGAGAAACAAAAGAAGCAAAAGTATAAGAGTCGTTGTTTACCTCACTTATTAGCTTGTCTAAATCTTCTACATGGTCAAAATCTAATGTAGATAGTCCTGATGATTTTATTAAGTCCTTTGCTTGTCTATAACTAAACTTCCCATTGAAAGTAGCACCAGCAAGGTTGAACCATTTAAACTCACTTCTTTTTTTACTGTCTGTTAATAATCTTGTCTTAGCAATTACCGCTTTATACTTACCTTCTTTTATTGAGTCAAGTACTTTGTAAACATCAGAGTTTACAATATCTCTAGCTTTATCACAATTCTTAAAAGTTGATACCTTCATATTTGTTTTAAAATAAAAAACCCTTAAATCCAATGGGCTTCTACATCCATCTTCATTAAGGGTCTTTAATGATTTCTTTAGTAAGTATATTGTAGAAGCCTTACTTGATACAATATTAATAATAATAACTTAAATATCTAACTAAATCCAAAAGTTTATTTTTAAATCCAAAAGCCTTCCAAAATCCTTCCAAACTTTTTAATGCGTATCTATCTTGAAACGCAATAAATCCAAACTTCCAAACTTTTATCTCCAAAAAATGAGTTTAAAAATAAAAACTTAAAAAACGTAAAAGTTATATTTTTATACACTTTTACGAAAATAATAATATAATATACCTGTGATGGAGTATAGAATCCGTAAAAGTTTGGATTTAACTATTTTTGTTAGCTATCTTGATTGAATCGTGCAAAAAGTTTGGATTTGACTGATTTCAACTTTTGGATTCTTCCATACTTTTTTGGATTGAAATAAAAAAGCCCATATCTCTATGGGCTTAATGGTTGTTGATTACTACGACTTACTAATTCTTTACCATGTTTTATCTAATATATCTATTCGCTCCTTGCAGTTCTTAATAATGGCTTTGGATATATCTATATCATCCCTTAATAATACTTTACTACAAAGTTCTGCATCAATCATCCTCTTTTCTATATTCCTGATGTTTAACTCTTCCAACCTAATACCTCTTTTAATGCTCTCTATCTTTTCCTCTACTGTGAATACTGTCATTTTATTTCGTTTTAGTTTCTACAATTATACTATTAATATATTTAACAAGTACAATTAATTTAAAAAAGTTTAATTATCTAGGTAAAGGAGTTAATTTGGTTTGTGCTTTGTTTGTTCTGCATCTGTTACCACAATGGGAACACCTATACTCACTATAAGTATTCGCATAAGTGGAGTAATCAGATACATATTTAAGCCTATCAGATTCACACGAAGGGCATACCATATCATCGGTATCTAAGAATAGAGATAAGTTTGGATGAGGTCTAATAAATGGTCTAAGTTTTAAATAAACTTCCTCATTAATTAATATATCACCGTCATTGTATTCGCTCATTTTATCAAGTGATTCCTTATCACCTTCCAAACACTTAGCCCACATATCAAAACCAGCATGACTAACTTTCTTACCTACTCCTAATCTTTGAGCTAGGAAATCTAACTTATTAGAATGGAAAGCAAAAGACTTACGAGCATGAACCAAAGTATCTATCATTAAAAAAGAACTTGGAGAGGGTAACCCATGCATTAAGAATCTAGTATTAAGTTTCTTTACGTCAAACTTTGCGATATTATGACCTATTAAAATATCCGCTTTGTCTAACATTTCCCAGATGCTTTTAGTTATCCTTTCGTCATCCTGTTTAAGAGCTTCTTTAGGTGTTAGTTTAGCATTATAAATAGTATCATCAAACAACCACTTAGCAGACCAAGTTAACATAAACCACTCATCTATTAATTGACAGTCATTTATATTCTGTTTCCACTTACTCCAAACGTAAGCCTTAGAGGGTGAAGTTTCAATATCAAAAATTAATATCTTAGCAGACTTTTTACCTTCTTTTTTTACTTCTGTACGTAGTTTTTTAACTTTCTCCCATTCTTTTTTAGTTATTGTATATCGTGGGTTACGGTTTTGCTTTTCGTACTCTTCTATTTTTATGCTTTTGCCTATTGATTTAGCTTCTGATTTAGATAGTCTTTTCCTCATTTGTTAAAAGTTTCACGCAATATACTTAAAAGATATTAAAAAAGCCCTCACTATTAATGAGGGCTTTGGTTATAGGTTGTTTAATTCGTTTGTATAATCTTTTATTTTACCTAGCTCTTTAGGTATATCATCTTTTTTACCTAGTCTTAATTGATACTTTAGTATATTTCCTTTTAAGAATCCTTTATACTCTTCTTTAGTAAGAAAGTCTTTTATCAATTCTATACTTTGAGTTTCACCCCAAAGTAGATGATGATTATTTTCTTTTATGTTCATCTTTCTCTATTTCCCAATAACTATCACATTCTACACTATCATCTTTTGTTTTAGGATATAACATATAAGACTGATATATTCCAGCCTTTGATTTATACCTGTAGCATGATTCTTTTAAAGAACATTTACCGCCTTTACATTTACTTATATCAGCCATAGTTTTTTAGATTAAGGGAGTAAGAGCCTGACCAATTACCCCCTCTTATTTAATAGTCTAGTATGGTTGCTAGAACATCTATTAAACGTAATTAAAATGGGAGCGGATTTGAGTCATCTTCTGTTTGTGCCGGAGCAACACCCTCTACTTTCTCAACCTTCCAACAAGACAAAGAAGTAAACAACCTCTCTACATTAGTTTTTGGATTAGTCCAAGAGTTAGTTTTTACATTAAACTCAACCTCTACATTATCACCTACTTTGTTATACTTTGAAAAGTTATCTAAGTGTTCTACGTGGTCTTTACCTTTAAATAGTTCAAACTCCCAAAACTTATTATACTGTTCTCCTGTATCAATTCTAAATGTTAGTTTACCACTACCAGCATCAAACATTTGCTTTTGACTAATTTCTGTAATACTTCCTTTTACTTTGTAACTCATAATTTTAATTGTTTATTCCTAATTGTTGTATTTCTTTTGCTTTAAAACCCCATCGACCTAAAGTAACTCTATGCCCTACCTGTGGGTTATCTCTCATTCTATTAATACGTAGTTGCGTAATTGTTAATAGCCTAATTAGTTCAGCTTTTGGGCTACCACATTCACTAAATCTAATAACTCTACTACGTATGTGTAAATCTATTCTTTCAGTTGGTTTGCTTCCCATAACGTATCTACTCTATTTAATCTATTTATTGCAGTCCTTAACTCAAATATATTAAGGGTAGTTGTTTGTGTCTCATGTAATCTCATTACAATCCTACGATATTGGATAAACTTTCTAATCAATCGCATTTATATCACTTTCTAGTTGAAACTTTTTATTCCTTAAACTATTCAAATAATTAAAATCAGTGAATGAGTTAATATTTCTATTAAGTTCAAAATGTTCTAATTCCTTTCCTATCCTTTCAAGTTCTACCTCATTAGACACCATATCAGACACTTTAATAATTTCCTCAACTAACCAACTCCTAATTACTAGTTCTTTACTTAGAGCTTTCTGTATCTCTCTATACGGTGCATGTTGCAAAGACTTTTGATGTTTGTCAATTAGCTTATCAGCTTTATCTAACTTTTGAAATAAGCTACTTAATTTATTTAGTGTTTTCATCTTTCAAGTATTGTAGTTCGTCTAAATCTAAATCTAACTTAATTGATACCTTTGCTAAGAATGAGAAAGGAAAGTTTCCTTTACCATTTATAAGGCTTGATAGATATGTTTTTTCATATCCTAACAATTCACATAACTCATCTAATGAGTGTTCTATTGTTCTTAGTTTAATCTTCTTTGTAATTGGATGCATATTAATTTACGTTATATTCTACATTAGTAATCACATAATATCTAGTAGTATATGATTGAGTTATTATTTTACCTTCTACGTTTTGATAAAAAGTATGTTGATAGTTTTCTATTTCCCATGCGATAGCTTTAATTATTATCTCATCGCCTGTTGACCAGTTTTTAAGGTAATAGCAATTCATGTTAATTTAACTTTTAATTCATCTTTTAAAGATTTAAAAAACTCTTGATGTTTTGGTTGCATAGAACCGTATACAGATTTTAACTCGTCTAATGTTTTACAGTTATTTAAATCTGTTTTGTGCTTTGCTTTTGTTGAACTATCACCGTCGTCATCAACTGCCTGTAAAGCTAATAGAGAGCCTAATGTATATCTTCTGTAATAAGTCACAGCACTACCCATTTTTTGAGGGTTATCTAAGTTAGGTAAAGACATGAAACTATCTACACTTTCTCCTGTTTCACTATCAATTATTACGCTACCTTGTTGATTGTCTTTAATAGGTTGTAGTAACACTAAACCATTCTTTGTAAGTATTGGCTCAACGTGTTCAATTAGTTTGTTAATGTCAAAATATTTAGAGTCAAAGAAAGGATTTTTTGAATCCTTACTCACTCCTCCCACTTCCTTCTGAACTTGTAATAACTTTTTGTAAATTTCCATAATTTTATTTGTTTAAACATTTGCAGCTTCCCAGCTAGATTGATTTTCATTTTCAATATTCTCTAAAGATAATTCCTCTATCTCTTCAATTTCCTCATAATCAAAATCATCATAAATATCTATATCATTTAAAATAACCTTTTCACATACAAAAGAATCACTCATAATACCTACGCTCTCGTCTGCATATTCTATGTATCCTTGTACTGTTATTAATGTTTCGTTGTATTGTATCTTTGTTTCCATGACTCAATATTACTTAACTTTTATTAAAAGTCAAACTTATTTAAGAAAAATAAAAATATTTGTGATTTGTTAAATATGTTCTTATATTTGAAGCATGACAACAACACAGATATTAAGAGAAGAAAAAAGAATAAGAGATTTAAATCTTATATTAGATTACATTAATTATGCAAAGAGAAGGATTCAAACGCAACACGAGAATTACAAATTTATGGGAGCTTTTGCTGGTCAAGGCGCAAAGATAGAACATAGAATAGAGATTCTTAACGCTGCTATTAATAGATTGAATAATAGGTATTTTAAAGTATTGAATAAATAACGTATGTCTAGTAATCGTATTTTTATATGCTTTTTAGATAATGTTGTATTTTAGTACGGTAAATTAAAATATAAAATTATGTCAAGGATAAAATTCAAACACTTAATAATTATTAAGCAACCAAATAATAATAGACTACCAAGAAAACTAAAAAAGAGGTTGAAAAAAGAAACCTATAATGCTATACCAGATATTCTTAAATAGTATTCAATATAACGCATTGTGTAAAAAGAGTGAATTATGAATAAAAATAAAACAAATTCAATATACAGTCTAATGAATAAAAAACTACCAAACGTTGAGAAAGTTCATTCTTTTTTACACGTTGTTAGTGAATGCTGTTTTGAGTTAGATAATTTAGAAATTACTGAAAAATGGGGTGTAAGAAGATGTAAAAAATGTGGTAAACTACTTGATACCAGTGGTCACTAATGAATAATATAAAAGTAGTAAGGGGATATGCGAAACCTAAACAAGACCTGTCTAATGGTTCCGATGTCGAATCCTCTGGAAGTGAGAAGTAAAAGCCTCTATCCTCTTATTGTTTTTATATAATGTTGTGTGACGTTTTAATGTTCACACAATGCAATAATAGAGTGCGTTTTAATGCACTTTATAATTGTGTTGTAAAGCGTTTTAATGCTTGTTTAGTTTCTGTGTTTATTCTTTACCTTCTCGTATGTTCTAATAGCTCCAAAGCCTAACATACCTGTAAGTAAAGGTATTAATTGAGCCATACTCAAAGACTCCATTATAGGTACATCAGGATAAAACACCAAAAGAATATAATTAAAAATAGGTCTTAATACAAAATTAAAACCAACACCAACACCACAAACCCATCCTACGAAAGGTCTCCATCCACTAACAAATAAAGAACCGTTACCAGCTTCTAACTCATTTATTTGAGTTTGTAGTTTATTAAATTCAATGTCTATTTTGCCACGTTCTACAGATGTAGTTACAACGGTATCCAATATCTTATTAACTCCACCTAGAGCATCATTAACAACTTTACCAGCACCTTTACCTATTCCAAACATTATGAAGAGATTAAATACGTTATTAAATTAGTTACTAATGTAATCACAAAACCACCAATAGAACCCCATACAGTCGCCTTA